TTATACCAGCCATTTGTAGCCGCCGTTGTTAGTGCCGCATCTGTATATATGGCTGTAGCGGTTGCAAAGGATGAGGTATCTAAATAATAGGTTCCTTGCGTTGGCATTTATTTTATTTTATCTTATGGTGCACAAATTGCTACACTTGCAACAACCCCGTTACCTCCTGCTATTGATACTATTTTTCTAGTTCCTCCATCATCTATACCAAAGTGACCATTTGATGCCGTAGTTGTACCGCCTACATTAGTAAACACTGTATCTCCTGCGACAGGAAGTGAGCTAGATCCATTATGCCAGTAGTTATTAGTTCCTATAGTTGCAGTACAAGCAGTATTAAAGTTTGTGTTTGCTGTTCCTGAGAAATTAGTAAATGTAGAACATCCAGTACAACATACATCATCTGCACTAACCGTACTTGCACATAAACTGATCGCTGTTGCACAAGCTGAACATGTAGTTGTGTTAGAGTCTAAGGTACCATTTCCTCCTGATACTTCTTTATAAACTGAAGATCCACTTGTAATTAATGCATAGTATCCATCATTTGCAGCTGTTTGTCCAGATGCGTCTGTATATAATTTAGTAGACGCTGCAAAGGTTGGTTGGTTCATGTAATAAGTTGTAGTTGAACCAGTACAACAAGCTACCGTATCTGTACTACCAAACTGTAATGCTATCGCTGGGTAGCAAGTAGCACATGCTGTTGCAGTACTAAAGTCTGAACCATCTGTTGCGTTTCCTGTTTTCTCTCTACTTTGACTGCTGTAAGAATAAAATTGATTCGCAGCAAAACTACTTAATAAAGGATTGCTATATACATTGTTTGCTGATGCAAAAGCTGCGTTGTCTAAATAGAATGTACCTGTCGTTCCAGAACAACATGCAGAAAAAGCTGAAGATCCATATCCTAAAGTAAACGCAGTTCCACATGTACCACATGTGGCTGAAGATCCTAAACTTCCATCACCACCCGTAACCTCTCTATAAACATTATTGTTGTCTTTATACCATCCATTAGGTGCAACTGTGTTAGCTCCTAGTGAGGCATCGGTGTATAATTTAGTTGCGGAACCAGTTTGACCTGAGGCCCATACTGTTCCATTTAAATAATAAGTAGCTATTGATGGCATGTGATTCTATTTAGTTCAGTAAATTTACAAAAAAAATTTATTATATCATCAAGGAGTTCCGCAAGGTTCTACGCTTGCAACAAACCCAGTATTATTAGTTATTCTATATCTGATACTTGAGCCTGAAGCATTAGTGTGATACCATCCGTTTTGTAATGGAGTAGTCCCAGCTTGATCTTGATATACTAGCTCACCCATCGCTGGTATTGTTCCTGAACCGTTATGGTAAAAGGTTTGATCAAATGTAGTGTTACCACAAACACTTCCAAAGGTTCCCATTATCGTAGATGTAAAACTTGTATAATTAGTTCCACAACCCACACAACACACTTCACTTGCTGATGTTACATCATAACATAATGAGATTGCATCTCCACAGGCAGGACAATTCGCTGCCGCTTGAAGAAAACCATTTACTTGTCTTCTAGATATTGAACCTAAAGAATAATACCCATCCGCAGCTTTAGTTGTCAAAGCCTGGTCGGTAAACAAAGCTATTGCAGTTGCAAAACTGAATCCATCAAAGTAATATGTTGCTCTTGTTGCCATAATTTATTTAACAATATTGTAATCCATTTCCGTCTATCTCTCCATTTTGTGTTGCGAACCATACTGTTGGTGAACCGGTAGCATAAACTAATATGATTGATGAAACTAACGTTCCTTGATTATCACTATAGATTTTAGTGCCTGCACCATCACCTGGGCCTGTAGGTGTTGTTGTATAATAAACCTCATCTAACGCTCCAGAATAAATACATGCTGAAGAAGGATTAGGTTGTTGTTTACAGTTAAACGGATAGTACGTTGGTGGTGTACATGTTACAACTGCTGCAATTTGACCTGTTCCTTGGTTTAAATTTAAGTATTCTGTAGAAGATATTCTATAGTATCCGTTAGGTAGTATTGTTACCCCTTGATCTGAATATGCAAAGTCTCCTGCTTGCGGTGCTGTATTAGCTCCTGTATGGTAATATGTTTGATTAATTGTTTGTGTACAAATTGTAGAAATTTGCTGATCTACCACACTTGAGTTAAATGACTTGATAGCGCAACTTCCTGTACTTGAAACAATACCGTTACTGTTTACTTGTATCCACTGGTTACTTACTCCTATTTGATAGAATCCAGATGTTAGCTTGGTAGCTGATGGGCCATCACAAATAGAAGATGAATATACTGTGTCTCCAATTACCGGTAAGGGATCAAAACCGTCATGATAATATGTTTGACTAGCTGGTTGTATACAAGCAATACTTATAGAGCTTTGCCCTGTGCTAGATGCATAAGGTGTACAGTAATCACCACAACCACAACATGCGCTAGACTCAGTGCTTGCATCGTAACAGAATGAAGCTGAGTTAGTAGTTCTGTAATCGTATATTAAATACAAGTATTGATTAGCCGTAGGTAAAGTAATATTAGATACTGTAGCTTGATATAATCCAGATGAAGGACTGTTAACGTCTGCATTTGGTATAGTAGCTGATGCAGTTAGTAAAGCTGTAATTTCACTAGCTGTATTATTGTATAATGTATTTGAGGATAACCATGCAAAATTATCTTTATTTACTACCCAATTGTAATCGTCAAAATTAATTTTATTTGATCTTAAAGTAACATCTGAACCACTATACGGAAATACACCAGTAGATCTAATACCTTGTTGTACTACATATTGAGATGCTACTTGTGAGTCAGAACCAAATGTCATCATATTAGATGACACAGGGCTTGATACTAATGTATCATTCCATTTAAATTCATTATGTATAAACTTGCCACTATCTTCAGCTGAGTTCAATCCAATCTGAATTATTGTTAATCCTTGCTGAGCAGGACAGTCACACACTAAATCATAACTAACAGTTGTGTTAGGTGTTATAGTAATTATAGCTGTTGTTGGAGAGTTTTTAGTTTTATCAAAATTTAAAGTGCCACTGGTAGTAGCATCAGTTACAGACGCTACGGTGCTACCATCCCATGAAACACCAACGCTCATAGTTCCGCTATTAATTGTATAGTTAATAACTACATTACCTATAACATTCCCAAGCTCAATGGTGT